TTATATGAACCGTCCTTCTACACTCATGTCAGTAATGAGACACGAGGGATGGCACGCTGCACAAGACTGTATGGCAGGCACCATTAAGAATAGTTTGATCGCTATTATCCATCCTGAAGAGGATGTGCCTGCTTTCTGGCGTGAATTGGCAGAGCGTAGCTATCCTCCTGAGGCAGTGCCATGGGAGGCAGAGGCAACCTGGGCAGGAAAGACCGCTGGGATGACCCAGAAGGCGCTTGAAGCATGTGCTGCGGGTAACATGTGGGAGAAGTATCCCCCAACCCCACTGACTAAGAAGTGGCTAGAGGAAAACAATTACATTAAGTGACATGTACGAAGAACTAAACTGTTTTGAAGAAGCACTGAAACACTTCGGCACTCGTGTTGATGTCATCATTGCTATGGAAATGTCTAAACGTATCCCACCTGAAGAAGCATACCAACGTATCAAGGATGAAATGAAAGCAGTCAAGGATTGCCGAAAGAAATTCATCAAGAAGGGTGAGTGCAACTAAATAACTCGTAGGCAAGTCCACTTCTAATGAGTCATTATCCTGAGAGGTGTTATGGTGATGGTGAGATAGTCTCTAACCAACCTAACCAGTTAGATTCTCAAAACCCAATCACGATTCGTCCGTATGAGCCTATTCCTCTGTCTACACAGGGGAGTAACGTGCAGGACCCCAATACGCCACCTCTCCCTGGTGATAGGTGCTATAGTCCCCTGCCGCCACCTCTCAAACCCAATGCACTGGACTCGCCAAACCCCGTAAAACCGATCCCATACACTCCTCCCGAGCAAGAGGAGGAATTGGATCCTAGGAGCGTTGTGAGGGCACTGGTAGACCGTTGCTATCCCCCCTCAGCACCCCTCTCTGTGGAGCCAGAGGACATCCCTACGGTCCCTAACGCTACCCTAGACCCTGAAGCACTTAATTTTATTTGCGATTTCTTCCCAGACCTCCCTTTCTGTAAGGATTGTGGACCGACTTCTGGGTATGATTGCTTCCCATTTCCATGGAAGATTTCGTTTCCCTTTCCAGTCCCAGCACCTCCGACTATCGGTGCAGGTGATGACTGTGCTGAGGTTGAGCGACTCAAGACCGAAGGGCAGGTTGAAGAGTTGGGTGATGGAAACTGGAGACACACTGTAACTGGCGAGATATTATATTGTCCCGATAGACATACACCAAACACTGACTGGGAGAGATGCGTTAAGAATACTCTCGACTGTTTGTTTGAGCCGTATAAAGATGGAGCATGGAAACCCCCTGCTCAAGATTGTCTTACCTTCTATCCTCAGGGATACAATGGTAACGTGACAGAGATTTGTATTGCAAACTGCTTCCCTGAGCGTGTTGCCATCTATGAATACAAGAAGGGTGGATCAGTGCCGATGCTGTCATTCCAACCAGATGGCGACGGCATTAACGATTCAATGCAATGCACCACCAACGCTGATGGATCCTGGGATGGATCTAAATTGGAAAGCATAGGTGGTAATAGAATTTGGAATAATGGTAGTCAGAGGACACAGACCTTTAGTTTTGGTGGTGCCTCGGTGACTATCGTAGCCGATCCATGGGATGACAATGGTGAATGGGATACTGATTGGTGGGCATACTTTACAGGCACTCTTCCTTCTGTTGGCACTGAGCAAGACTTTACTTTTAATGGTGATAAGAAGAATGTAACCATCACGTTGATGGTCACCGAGGGATCTGGTGCTGGATCCGACCACTCCTACGGCACCTCTGCATCTGCTCCTGCAGGATATGTTATGACTAGCAGCGATCCTGCCTTCTATCTTCATAAGAAAGCAACTCCTGGATCAGTCCCTGTCTATAAGTTTTACTCTTCTGAGTGGCAAGACACATTCCTCACCACCAACCCAGGTCAACCCGATGGTCCTGGTCAGGGTGAAAGGGCGACTATGGATCGAGGCGGGATGGGATTCATTGAGATCCTAGGATACGCATACGATGACAGTGTTAAGATGATTCCTTACCTGGAGAAGGGTGAGAAAGCAAACGCACTTCACCGTTACTGGAGAGGATCGAGCGGCACTGACAACAACCACAAATATAGTATCGACGCTCAGGTATTTCAGGAGCCTCCCACAAAGGCATCTAAGAAAAACTACTACCATATCCCCACTGATATCCACGATGCATTGCAGATCAAGGCTGTGTTGGAGAGGGGTGGTGCTGGGTATCAGAATGCTATGGGTGTATACATTGCTGAGCCCAAGGGTGACCCTGTGTGGGGTGCGATCATTGAGCCTAGAGCAACAACGTCCACTGGCATGAAAAAGTTTAGGATCAGTGCTAGTATCCTGAATCAATACAAGAGACATGAGTTGGGATTCTTCTTGATTCCTAATGGAGGAAACCAGAATAGTCTCAGCACAGGTCAGGTCATATCTTTCAGTGCATTGTCTGATGGGTGGAGAGCATCAGGAATTAGCTCTGCTCAGAGTAACTATGTCTTCTTCTCAGACCACAGACTGAATCCCAAGGATTCTTCTAGGGGTGGTAGCCGACAGTTTAGTAAGTGGGTCGGTAACAACTTCCAGTATTGGGAAGATCTTATTGGTGGTGACAACGACTTCGATGACATGAAGTTTTGGCATGAGCTCAACTGGCATGGTCAAACATACAAGTATGAAGGCATTCAGTGCTATGTCTGGAGGGATCCTGCTCCCACACCAATCAAAGTCCCCATTAGAAATAAATCTGAATGCGACCAGCGTCTCTTCGATCGTCAATTCCAAGACATTCAAGTGACAAGATCGGACTGTGGACCAGAGGTCTTCAGTGTTGATCCTGATGCCACTGAGATGAAGATCGAATGTGGTAAATGCAATGGGTCATATACCTTTGAAATGAATAGGTCACAGACCATTGATGCTATTTCCAGTGGCAAATTCAGCATCAGAAGTATGGGTGGAGTTGTTGGTGGCATTGCAGGGGACTGCATTACTGCTAGGTTTAGATTAACGATCGGTGGCAGTGTGGTTTGGGACCAACAGATTGTCATGGAAGAATGGCCAGAGATTGGATCCAAGATGCACCCAGGAATCGCTGACTTCTCAGTTAGTAAGGGCGATACAATTACATTAGAGGTGGTGAGTATCACTCAGGGTCCTTTTGCTGGATCGGTCAGTCCCAAGATGTCAATCTTTGATGAGGCGACTCAACTGTTTGAGGGTGCGATGACCATCAGGTTGATGACAACCGCTGGCGATACTGATTCATATCCCATTCCATATCAATTGGGTAACAAGGATGCTCTCCCGACAGATGGTCAGGTCAGAGGTATGGATATGCAACTGGCAGTATTGACTGGTGAAGATGGTAAGAATGGTGGTGATATTGTTTGGAATCTCACTGAGATGTATAAGATGTATGAGAATGGTGCGTTGGTTGACACTGACAACGAGTATGCATCCAAACTCACATGGTCCCAGAGAATGAATGGGATGAATAGAGGTTGGAATTACACCACTGGTAGCAGATATGGTGCTTACCTAGACTCATTTGGTATTGACTCTGGAGATGTCAGGCAGCACTTTAATAAGTTGACAACATCAGACTTGTTTAAGGATGGTAAGACTGGTAGACACAAGGTAGAGCCCAACCTTGCTGGAAGTAATACTAAGAATCACATCGAAACCCCTTACAACTACGCCAGACTTGCTAGATTCTCTGACAATGCAACTGTCTGGTGGGATGAGTCTGCCACTCGCTATGGAAACTCCACAACCAACAGTGAGATTCTAGATGATTTGTATGATGGCATCAGTCAAAACAATACGTTTGAATTCTATGAGCCTGGATACTTCATCCAAGACTATTACTTAGTCGATGATGATGCAAAGGATAAGATTGACTTCACTAGGACTGCAAAGATTCGTGTGGGTATTACTTTCTATCCATACTCAACTGGTGCTTCTCTGACAACCTTTGGTAAGGCATACCGCAGGAGCAACTTCTATGCTATAGTAGAGTTGCTTGAAGTCCTGAATGACGGTTATGGTTACTCGGAGGGTCAGGAGTTTGATCTTAAATGGCCAATTGATTACGAAAAGAAACAACGTAAGTGGGCAGACCAAGGCACTCCATCCCAGGTAGCAGATGACATCTTCTCCCCATTCCATCCGAAGCACCACAAACCAAACACATATGGAGTTAACACAACATACAAAATCCCTCAAGAAGTTGGTATCTCCTATGAGTATCAAGATAAATATCAGGACACTGGCAAGAGTCCAGTAAGGGATGCATTATATCAAGAGTCCCACAACAAACAATCTATGGTATGGTATCTTCGTAGGACAGATCCCAAAAATCATATCCATTTCAAAGTAAGAGTGAGCGATGTATCATGAGTGAAGGTTTCGGTGAATCTATTATCCCAACTAGCCAGGCAAAGCGTCATGCTGATTGGGCAGAGAGGAGTCTTGAAAAGTCTTCTAAAGAATTAAAAATGCTTCGTAGAGTCATTGAGCAATACAAGGATGACCCAAAGGGTCGTGCCAAGATGCTCAAGAAGATGAAGAAGTATTGGAGCAGCAACGTTGCTACAATTAAAAACCTTGACTACAAACCCAAGGGAGAAGAATTCTGGGCGAATGTTGAGAATCAGATTCTCGATAAGCGTCAGGAGTTGACTGATCAGGAGGTAGAGGAGAATGCACCTCCGTCTCCTATCGAGATGGCAACGGAAGACATGCAGGCAATTCGAGAGTATTTGCAGGCAGAAGAATGAAAGTCGCTGTGATTGGCAGAGGATCGTCTGGTTTAATCACGACGATGAATCTTCTTGCCTATGGAATTCAAGTGGACGTTTATTACGATCCAAGCATACCCCAGTTACCTGTGGGTGAATCTACAACACCACAATTTCCAGATCTCATTGAGAAGACTCTTGGATATACAAGGAAAGATCTCTGTGATCTGGGTCTTGCATCGATGAAATATGGTATTGAGTTTGATGGTTGGGGTAAGAGTGGTGAAGTCTTTACTCATGACTTCATCTTCTCAGATGCTATTCACTTCTTCACAAAGGATCTCAACCCATTCCTGTGTGAGAAACTAGAAGAGAAGGGTGTCCGTTTCATTTCCCAACCCGTCAGAAGTCCCGAAGTCCTTTACGAATCATATGACTTTGTGATATCATGTGCTGGGTTTGATGAGAAGTTTCGTATTCCCATCAAGCTTCCCACAGTTAATTCTGTGGTATACTACACAGAGGAATTGGATCCTGATGTCTTAGACCCTCAGTATACCAATCACCTTGCCCATGAGAATGGATGGAAGTTTACACTACCATTTCCAAACCTGGGTATTTGTCGTAGTGGATTCCTCTATAAGAGGGAGCACCTATCTGAAACCATCGCTCTGACCTATTGTCCAGAAGATGCAAAGGTGCTAAAATGGACACCATCATACTCCCCAAGTATGATTGTCTCAGACAAACTGGCACTCAATGGAAACGCCTTGCTTTTCTTTGAGCCACTGCAGGCACTGTCTCTATTTCATTATGACTTCTTTGCTAAAAGAATCATCCAGTATCTCTGGCATGGATCTCGTAGTGAAGTGTCAAAGATGAATGCGAATCTAACATACCGCCGTGCAGTTGAAGCATATTTGGATGCCCTTGCTTTCCATTATCAATTTGGATCGCAATATGCTTCGTCATTTTGGACTGATGTATCCACTTACTCCCGTCAGAGAGTTGCTGATCGCTGGTGGAATTCACCAGCAGTTATCAATGAAGCATATTCCGTCTGGTCTCGCAACAGAAAGTCTCCTGAGTGCTGTGACAAAGATTTCTTTTATGCTCCTGACCATACAGAGATCTTCGGGATCACCTGTATGTGGCAACTCCAAATGGGTTTAATGTGAAGTTGTAAAACTTCATATATATTATGTAACACTGATGATCCCTCAACTACTCGGATCTGTGCTACAATACACAGGCGGTCGGGAAGTCGATCCGACCCACCATCTGCGGGTAACCATTCCGCAAGAAACTTAACGAGGAAATTCAAATGATCAAATCTTTCATCGCTGCAGCTGCTGCTGCCCCCCTGTTTGCTGGCGCTGCTTTCGCAGGTCCCTATGTCAACGTGGAAGCTAACTCTGGTTTTACTGGTAGCAACTACAGCGGCACCGATATCGACACCCATGTGGGTTACGAGGGTGCTCTGGGCGAGTCTTCTTCCTGGTATGTCCAAGCTGGCGCTACCATCGTTGCTCCTGACAACGGTGCTACCGACACCGTGCCCTCTGGCAAGGCTGGTCTGGGCGTGGGTCTGACCGACTCCCTCTCCGCTTACGGCGAAGTGTCCTTCAAGGGCTCGGGCGTTGCTGGTGTTGACCGTAGCTACGGCACTAAGGCTGGTCTGAAGTATAGCTTCTGATATAATATAGTCAACTAAATATTGGGGTCTTAGGACCCCTTTTTTTATTTCTGGAGGTAAACGTGTCTAAAACCCCATCGCACACAGCAATTTACACTCGCCCAGGTTGTCCATATTGCACCAAGATCAAAGAGGTGTATAATATGAATGGTTGGTCCTTTGCTGAGTATGTGCTCAACACAAACTTTACTAGGGATCAATTCTACGCTGAGTTTGGTCAGCGTGCTACATTCCCACAAGTTATTGTTGGTGGTAGAAAAGTCGGTGGATGCACCGAAGCTGTTAAATTTCTGAGGGAAAACAAGTATCTGTGATGAGCCAAATTAACACCCATGAATTGTATGAGTTGGTTGATCGAGCGATCGACTCTGCGTTTGCTGATGACCGATACATCTTTAAGATGTACGACTACTTGAAACTGGGTAAGTGGACTCGGCGTGATACACAAGAGTTTATCGAATCCCCCACGGCAGCCAGGTTAAGTGAGTTGGTCATGGACCTGGAAACATATACCAAAGGGAAGGATAAATTTCTCAAGGAAGCCTACGCACATCTAACGAAACAGCAGGCCAAGAAGTTAAAGACATACTTTTATGGTATGCTGGAAGACTCCTGGAAGTATGCTGCCGAGCGAAAGCCTGGACGCAAACCTGGGACGAAAAATAAAACAACTTCCCGAAGGAAGACTAAATAGTTATTGACTGGACAAATTAGGGGGCAACGTATGCAGGACTTATCCTTTCTTTATATTGCCTTCTTCCTCACGATTGGAAGTTTCTTTATTGGATTCTTAGTATCTTGGAATGTAAAGGATGTCTTTGATGTTTGGATCGCCAAGGCAGACTACGCAGCAATTAAGATGCACCCCGAAATGTATGAGGATGGAGAGTTAACAGACCAGCAACTTCTTTACCTGCGTATCGATAACGATGTATTTGATGACGAGGATGATTGATGAAACTTATGATCTCTGAAGTGCTACAAAAAGCACACAATGCAAAAACAAAACAAGAGAAGATCAAGATCCTCAGAGACAACAATAGTAGTGCTCTGAGGACTATCTTCATTATGAATTATGATGACAGCCTGAAACCGAGAGTCCCTCTTGGTGAGGATGTGCCTTACAAACCTAATGATGCACCCCAGGGGACAGAGCATACTGTCCTTGAGACCCAAGCAAGTAAGTTTTACTATTACTTTAAGGGTGGGGCGGATCATCTCCCTCAGATGAAGATTGAGACGATGTTTATTCAGACATTGGAAGGTCTTCACAGTGAAGAGGCACAGGTCTTGGTTAAGGCAATCAATAAGTCCCTTGGTAAGCGTTATAGGATCACCAAGGCAGTTGTTGATGAAGCATTCCCTGAGATCATCTGGGGAGGTCGTGGTGCATGAGTGTCTACTTCGACCCTAGGAGACCCAGGGAAGAGGGACAAACCATCTCACTCCCTGAGGCAGAAGATCTCATCAAACAACTAGAGGAGAAAGAGAAGATTGAGATGGGCAAGAAAGTTGTTGCCGCTCTCACTAGACTCTTTGTTAGTCCTGTGATTCTTATGCTAGTCTGGAATTGGTTGATGCCTGGACTGTTTGGTCTGGCAACTATCGGTTACCTCAAAGCGTTTGGTCTTGTTGTAATGTCCTCAATCCTCTTTAATCGTAATGACTAAACCTGTTATTGAAATTGCTACCCCTAAGGTCTGCTTTGTGTCTGCTACTCCAGATGCAGAGAAGACCATGGGGTATGTTGCTCGTGTGAGTAACCCCAGCAACCAGGAAAACCCTAACGTTGCTGGTCTCCTTGCCTATTGCATCAAACATGGGCACTGGAGCGTCTTTGAGCAGGCGCATATGACCCTTGAGATTAACACTACCAGGGGCATCGCAGCTCAAATACTTCGTCATAGATCCTTCACATATCAGGAGTTCTCTCAGCGTTATGCTGACACCAATCTTCTGTCCGATCGCATCCCTGTCCCTGATCTGAGGTCACAGGACACTAAGAATCGACAGAATTCTATTGACGATATCTCTCCTGCGGATAAAGCATTCTTCCACGGTCGTATCTATCAGTATTTTGCTGAAGGTATGGACCTCTACAACGAATTGCTTCGGGCAGGTGTGGCAAAGGAATGTGCTCGCTTTGTGCTTCCCTTGGCAACGCCCACCAAAATTTACATGACTGGCTCTGTGCGGTCATGGATTCATTACATCGACCTTCGGTCTGCCCATGGCACACAAAAAGAGCACATGGACATTGCTACTCTGTGCAAACAACATTTCATCTGCAAGTTTCCTATCACTGCCAAGGCACTTGACTGGGATTGTGTGGACTGCAAGTGCAATGAAGAGTGCTTCGATCAACCCTCTATCCTTATTGAATGATGCCTACATACCCCGTGATAAATAAGGTCACAGGAGAGAAACAAACTCTCTCAATGACCATGAAAGAATACTCAACCTGGAGGGAGGAAAATCCTGACTGGGATCGTGACTGGATGGAGGGAGTCGGAGGCACTACCTACGGCAAACCCAAACAGTCTGATGGATTCAAAGAGGTGATGCAAAAGATCCAATCTGAGCACCCACGAGCAAACCTTAGTAATTACACCTAATGCCAAGAGCAAAGAAGACCATGCCAGAATTCAAGAATGGTATGACTGCGAAGCAGATGCGAAGGAAGAAGCCAATCAACCTGGAGCATCTCAAGACCATCGAACCTCTCACAGATAATCAGAGAGTTGTTTGGGACGCCTTTGCCAAAGGACAAAACTTGGTCTTACATGGTGCCGCTGGCACTGGTAAGACCTTTATTAGTTTGTACCTTGCACTGCAAGAGTGTCTAAATCCTGCTTCTCCCTATGAGAAGGTCTATATGATTAGATCTCTTGTCCCTACCAGAGAGATTGGTTTCCTTCCTGGAGACCATGAAGATAAGTCCAACCTTTACCAAATTCCCTACAAGAATATGGTAAAATATATGTTCCAGATGCCAGACGAGAATTCGTTTGAAGCATTGTATGCAAATCTGAGAGCACAGGAAACTATCTCTTTCTGGTCTACCTCATTCGTCCGTGGTGTTACTATGGATGATTGCATCATTATTGTTGACGAGTTTTCCAACCTCAACTTTCACGAGCTTGACTCAATGATCACTAGGGTTGGTGAAAACTGTCGCATCATTTTCTCTGGAGACTATTTCCAGTCTGACTTGGTTAAAAATTGGGAGAAAGATGGAGTCCTAGACTTCATGAAGATCCTAAAGAATATGCCCTCCTTTACCTGCACTGAGTTTGGTATTGATGACATTGTTAGATCTGGACTTGTCAAAGAGTATCTGGTAAGTAAAATCAGTCTAGGTTATTGATTCATTATGTTTGATTATGTTGGTCCCCCTTGTGAAATCCCTGAATTAGAATCTAGGACACTCACCCAGGGTCGTTTCTATAAACTTGACGGCACCTGGGTGCCTTCTGTCACCACAGTTATTGGACATCAGTCCAAGGCAGGCATCCTTGCCTGGCAACAACGTGTTGGACACACTGAAGCAGAGAAGATCCGAATGGCATCTTCTTGGAGAGGCACGAAATTCCACAATTTAGTTGAGTCTTATCTTCGTAATGAGTATACGGAGATGTATAAGAAATCACTTAAACCTGAGGAAGGTCAAGGTCTTACCAACTACCTTTTCAGGGCTGCTCGTAAGGATCTTGATCGGATCAATAACATTCACCTTATTGAATCCCCTCTTCACTCTGCTGCTCTCGGTCTTGCTGGTCGTGTTGACTGTCTTGCTGAGTTTGATGGTGAGCTTGCTGTAATTGACTTCAAGACTACCAAGGAATTGAAGAAGACTAAATACCTAGAGAATTATTTCGTCCAGTGCTCAGCATATGCATACATGTATTATGAGCATACTGGTTTAGAGGTTGATAAACTTGTCATTATCTCTGTTTCTGAAAGCGGAGAGATGCAGGTTGAGCAACGATATAACAAAGAAGATTATGTAAACACCTTGATTGATTACATCAAGGAGTATCGTGAGTATGTTAAGTCCCTATGAAAGATACATTCCTAGGTATACCCTTCTATAGATTCTATTATCCTGGTGATGTAGAATATGTTGCCGATGAAATGTCCAAGTTGGAATGGATTCGCAACGATACAAATTATATCTGGGGTGGCATCAAACAAAATGCAAAGGGTCAAGACATGCACACCCTTCCTCAATTCAAAGATCTATTTGATTGGATCAATGAATGCCTAGAGGAAGTCCGACAAGACATAGCACCACATGCAGAGAAAATGACTCTGGTTTCATCTTGGGCAAACAAGAATGATCCTGGTGACTATTTCTTTGACCACACCCACCCCAACTGCTTCCTGTCTAGCAATTACTATGCAACAGGAGAGCCACAAGACAAGACGGTGTGGTTGTATCCCAATCCTTACTACTCGGCAACGAATATTAGTCCCTTCGGTGACTATACTGACTTCAAATATCACCTCACACATGAGGAGCCTACTGAGCCTGGAAAGTTTATAGTATTTCCACCCACAATTAGGCATTATGCACAACCAAACACAACAAGTATGCCTAGAATGACCATTGCTGCTAACGCTTTTCCGTCAGGTCTGATAGAATCTGGTGGAGTCTCTAGAATGAGACTGGAGGTCCTGCCCAATGGATGAACTTGAAAAGGAATTTATGACACAAGGCAAATTTACATCATTAGTTGAAGAGTTAGTGAAAGATAGTGGTGGTCTGTTGAATTACATTGAGGCAGTCACCACAATTTGTGAGGAATATGAGATCGAAATTGAGATCGTTAACAAACTAATCTCTCGTCCTCTGAAGGACAAACTCAAATGGGATGCACAAAAACTCAATTATGTAAAACGAACAAGTAGAGGAGTGTTACCATTGTGAGTGACAGTTTTTTCCAGACAGAGCAGGTAGCAAAAGAGATGGAAGACATCCAGACTACCTACACAGATCTGCTCAAGATGTCTGCAGGTCTTAAAGACTTCAACCCCCAACAAAAATTGGATCATATTGAGAAGACTCTTGAGTTAATTGCCAAGCAGAAAGTCTTCTATGCTCGTCTTGCCCTTGCTTCCCACGAGCCAGGGACACAAGAAGAAGTGTCCTTCGTCAAGGATCGAGTGGACAAGATGTCTGAGATCTATTCTGGCGGAATGAATCTCATGCAGATCCTTCAGATGATGGAGGACAAACTTCAGGAGTGGCGTCGGGAATTGAAATCCACCACTTGACAACGCCTAAATACTATGCCATCATTACATGGTGGCACACAGACCACACACATTAAATACGGAGAATACAAACATGTCTTTTGCAGCACTGAAGAAGTCTTCTGGATCTTCCTTCGCCAAACTGACCAAAGAGATTGAGAAACTTTCTAAACCCGCTGGTGCTAACGTAGACGAGCGTTTCTGGAAACCCACCTTGGATAAGAGTGGTAACGGTTACGCAGTCATTCGCTTCCTCCCCGAGCCTGATGGTGAGGACTTCCCCTGGGTGCAGGTGTGGAGTCACGCTTTCCAAGGTCCTGGTGGATGGTATATTGAAAACTCTCTGACCACTTTGAATCAGAAGGACCCCGTGTCCGACCTCAACCGAGAGTTGTGGAATAGTGGCAGCGATGCAGACAAGGAGACCGCTCGGAAACAGAAGCGTAAACTGTCCTACTACAGCAACATTTATGTTGTTAAGGACGAGATGAATCCTGAGAATGAAGGAAAAGTCTTCCTGTATAAATATGGTAAGCGTATCTATGATAAGATTCGCACTGCAGCACAACCTGAGTTTGAAGATGAGACCCCCATCAACCCCTTCGATCTTTGGCAGGGTGCAGACTTCCGACTGAAGATCTGTAAGGTTGCTGGATACTGGAATTATGATAAGTCTAGTTTCGCCAACCCGTCTACTCTCGGCAACTTCGATGACGATCAACTGGAAGAGATCTGGCGTCGCTCCTACTCTCTGAAGGCATTCAATTCTCAAGATCAATTCAAGACCTATGAGCAATTGGAAAAGCGTCTGAGTGAAGTGCTGAAGCAGTCCCCTCGTGTTGGCAACGTCCTTGATGAGTCTTTCGAGGACGAAGAAGAAACTGGCACACCGCCCCCTACTAAAGGGTTTGGCACTCGTGTAGAATCTTTCAAAGAGGAGTCCGATGATGTGGACCTCTCATACTTCGAGCGACTCGCTGAGGACGACTGATGACAACACCCAACTGGCAACACCATTCTAAGAAAGAAGCAAAGCGCACCTTGAAACCTCAGGCACTGCGCCAAGCGAAGAAGCGTCGTGCTGCCCTCAAGGCAAAACTACTTGCTGCTTCGGTGGTGCTAGTTGGGTTTGCATCTCCTGCTCAAGCAGTAACCTGGAAAGAGTTTTGGGAGCCTTTCACTGAGGACCATCACCACCATCA